GGCAGGGAGCGCAATGCCTTTGATTCGAGCAACTCCTGAAGGTCCGCCAACCCCGCGCCCTCTTCCTCGAGGAACAAATTCAGTGCATACATGTTGATGACAACGTCCACCGACAGGTCGTCGGTCAATTGGACTGTGAATTCGCCGCGGAGTTGGTTGGCCATTAGTTGTTGTTGTTGTTGAACGTAGCGTCGTTGGTGTCGAGAACCGCCTTGTAGATGGTTCCGTCGCCCTCAAAGTTAACTGAGAATGAGGCCACTTCGTTCAATCCCGCACTCTCTTCGTACGTCGTGATGTAGCCCTTTCCCCAGTACATGATGTCTCCATCCACCCCGGTCGTCCAAGCCAACTTGATTTTGGTCTTGTTTTTCCAGAGCGTGAACAGGTCGGCGCCGGACTTGACGTTGCTGCTCAGGCCGTACTCGATGAGGCCGTCGCAGGCCATTGTCCAGGACAGCGATGAGGTCAGAATTTCCCGCTCTCCGTCGTTGTCTTTGGTGGTGGCGTCGATGACTTCCATCGAGCCGCTGAACGTGCCGGACGTCGCGCAGGCGACAATCTCCCACGTGTCGTTCTCGGACGTGTTGTCCCCGTAAGTTCCGCCGCTGAAAGTGCCGCTATTGGCGCTTTCGTTGCTGATGTAAATGCCGATGGCATTACTCCTGATTTTCCCCGTTGTAGGCATGGTGATCTAAATTTTGAAAGGATTTGAGTTGTGAAAGTTCGGGAAAGCTGCCGACCACTTCCGTCGGCGGGAACCGCTCGGACTTGCGCGCAAACCCCTCGAACTTGTTGATGTTCTCTTTGGTCTTTAGGTCAATGATGAGCGGCGTCTTCGTCTTGAGCAGGTACGTCAATTGGTCGGTGCAGCGGCTGATGTTCGCCCGAAAGGCGGCGTCCATGCCCTCCATCAGTTCACCGTCGTAGCACCGCCCCAGATGCTTCTGGCATTTTACCAGCAGGTCGCGCCGGGTGCATCTGCCCACGTTGCTCTGCCCTTTGCCAGCAAAAAGGTGCGTGCGCCCGGTGGCTGCGTCGACGATGTAGAATTGGTCATGTGCAATGAGCGGCCGCCCGGCCTTGAGTTCCTTGGCCATCAGCCCCGCCCAATCTTCGCGCAGGATGTTGTCGCTGCAGTACTCCATGAAGTAGTCGAACTCCAAGTTCCGCAGCATCCACCGCAGGCCCATCTCGAACTTGGTGCCGACCGGCGAGTTCTTGTGAACGAAGTGCAGGTAACCCCGCTTGTCGCAAACGGCAGGTAGGTCTTTGTCATCGCCAATCACCACAACCTCCGTCTCGATGCCGAGGCGTTTGAACTGCTCGCGCACCCGGTCGAGCGCGTCCATCGCGATGTTGCGAATGCGGGCGCGCTTGTAGACAGGAAAGTGAATTGCAACCTTCATAGCCCAAATGTACGCAACGCCAATTACCTGCCTTGCCCGCCGTAGGGTTTGCGGTAGTTCTTGCTCTCCTTCCGGCGGCTCGTCTTTGTCTTCGCGTGAACGCCCGGCCGGCTGACTTCGCGCAACACCTTGGTGTGGGTGGTCTGTGATTTGGCCATCAGAACATGGTAAGAAGTTGGAGCAGGTCGGCCACGTTAATCACCCCGTTGCGGTCGATGTCACCGGCAAGGTCGTAATGCCCGGCAATTCCGGCCAGCACATAGCCGAGCAGTTGGATGGGGGAAAGTACCGTCATGGCTCAGCCGGAAACCAACCGTCCGCGATCATGTACGCCTCGTCCCTGACCGTGACCGTGCTTGGCACAATGTGCCGGAACGGGAACGCCTTGCTGCTAAAAATCACCTGCATCAGCGTCATGCGCTCCGCGTCGGTAATTTCGGGAAAGAGCGACACCAGCCGCTCCAACGTGACCAGCGGATGCACCGGGATGACGTAGTCGAGGTCCACCTGCAACGCCGCCCTGCCGTCGGTCGGGTGGTGGATGATGCCGAACACCGTGCCGTCGGCTTGGTCGGGCGTTTGAAATTGCAGCGGCAGCGTGATGCAGTAGAGTTCGCGCGTGATGAACTGCGCTCGCTGCGGGCTGCTTAAAATCCCCTCGGGGCGGACGATGATGTACGATGCCATTAGTAAATCGAATAGTAGTCGTTGATGTTGGTCTGAATGCCCGCGCGGTTGGTGGATTGGTCAGAAGGCCAGATAATTAACTCCTGAATATTTCCGTTGTACGAACCCGAGCCGCTTGAAAAGCCGCCAATGGCAGATGTGGAACTTAAGGCGGCGTTGTGCAGCGTGTTATTCGTGTACTTTTCAACGCCGTTAATGTATCCCTTGGCGGCGTTTAGGGTCGAGCCTGCAATCAGCGTGTGCAACTTTTGCAAAGTGTCCGCGGCTTGAGCCACGGGGAGATCGCCGTTATAAATAAAGTGGAAATTATTATCTCCGTCCTTGTAACCAATAGCAAAATCATTGCCATTTCCGTACGGCGCTCCGAATCCTGTGGTTACATCTGTTCTTGTAACGAGGAACGCGCTGCACGAATTGGCATTAAACGCTGATGCATCAAATAACAAGCGGTCGTTGGAGCCATCGAAATCAATGGCAGGCAAAGAATTTTGAGTGAATACGCCCGTGCTGCTATCGTAGATTTTCGGCTGGTTTGCCGTCGTGGTCTGCGTCGCATTTCGCGCGTTGCCGCTTTGGTCGTACCAAGTTTTCACGAACCCATTCGTGCCAGTGCAGAAGGTCGTCAGCGCGCTGGTGTCGAAGTCACCTGCAAGGGTGAAGCCGATGTCCTGCTCGGTGTTATCGGATGCCCTACGGACGCGTATCGCGTCGCCCGTGTAGGTCGAATCAAGTAGCCTCAAGGAGTAGGCCGCCGCCGCCCCGGAGTAGGTATCAAGCAATCCGGTGAACGCCGGAACGTCCTCCCAACTAATCGCCAGCGTGAACGGCGGCTTGCCGTAGGTCTGACCGTCCAAATACTCCTGCCATTTGGTCGCGGTGTTGGCGTACGTCGTGTCATCGGCGAAGGTGTGCAGCAGCGTCCACGTGTCCACGTCGGTGGCCTCGAAGGCTTCCGCCTTGTACCAAATTTTCCGCACGATTTTGTTGCCCGCCGACGGGGTGTTCGATTGGATGTTGAACGACTCCCCGTTGCCTTCAGCGGTGACGGTGAAGTAGCGTTCGACGGTAATTGACGCGGTGTTGGCAAGCGCCCGGTTGGTCGCCGCCTGCGTCGCGTAACGCTGCCCGAAGGTGTTGCTGCCCTTTACTACGCCTGACCCGGTGACGGTGGTGCCGGTGATGTTCTCCACCGCGAGCGTGTTGGTCGAAGCGGTGTAGCGGAACGCGTCTTCGAACGTCAGGTTTCCGGCGTTGTCCTGATAGAACACATTGCCGAGGAAGCCGCCCGGAGGCGGCGAGCCGGGGACGTAGCCGACCGCACCCGGCGCCCACGTGCTGCCGTTCCACACGAGACCCTGCCCGGGGTTGGGCGTAGTGGATGCCACGTTGGAAAGGTCGGCCAAACGATAGGCCGGGGTGTAGGTTCGGCAGAACACGCGCCCGCTGTTGGCGTTTTGCTTTGTCACCACCGCGATGGCGATGCGGTGATTCGGCGCAGTCGGTGCGGTGCTGGTCAGTTGCCCGGCGGTCGCAGATGCGTAGAGGATAGTTCCGACGGTGTAGGCGTTGGTGTTCATCCCATACACGTTGCCGTAAGAACGAACGTGCCCGGCCTGACGCGGGCCGATGGCCTCGGTGGCGATGCCTGCCACCACCCGCGGGTCATTTGCTGACGATGCGCTAAATGGCGCGATGCCCATACGGTCGCCGTGAACTACGCCGGTGTAGGCGACCACTGTGCCGATGGCGATGGTCAGCCCGGCGTCGGCGTTGTAGCATGGGAAATCCACCTTGGCCGTGCCGCCGTTTATCCACGAGGTGGTGGTCTCGTCGTAAACCAAGGCCTCGCGATCAAGCGGTTCGTCCAAGTTGACATCTGTAAGCGCCGCGAGGGTCGCGCTGACATCGCCTGGAATCCACGTGCTGGTGGCGTCGTCGTAGATGAGCGCCTGCCCGTCGGTAGGGTTGGGCGCGTTGACGTCGCTGACGTCGTCCAGTTCAAAGATGCCGAGGTCTGCAAGGGCGGTGGGCAGGGTGACGTTGTCGCGCACCAGCATGACCCGGAACAACATCGTCTGCGTGTAGAGGTCGATGCTCTCGAAGACGTCGGTGGCTTGGTTGATGAATCGGCACTCGGCGATGGTCCCGCCGGTGTAGCCGTCCAAGGCCGAGCGGCACAACTCCGCAAGGGCGTGCGCCTCCTTGGGGCGGTCTTCGATGACGGACACCTGCACCGTGTGCACGTCCATGTTGGTCGTGTTGTCGTGCGTATCTGCCGGGTCGGTGTTGGTCAGCTGCACCACGATGGCCGGAATCACGCCGCCCTCGAGCCGAGAGACAGGATAGATGCGGCTTGTCGTAGTGATGGCCGTGATGTTGGCATCCGCTTTGAGGATGTCGATGATGAGGTTAATCATTGGAATCCCTTGCGTTTTTTAAACCGTTCGATGACCTTAACTACGTCCCTGCTGAACTTCTGCTCCACCACGCCCTTCTTGGCGTCAAACGCCTCCTGATACAAATTGTGCCCCTTGAAGCCGGGGTGCTTGATGGACGCGATGCGATGCACCTTTCCGCTCTCCGCGTTGCGCACCGTGAACGCCCCGCGCCCGGTCTTGCGCCGCCCATCCACTGTGCCAAACTTGAAGCCCCGGCTAAACGGTCGAACGATGCCGACCTTCTTGCCCACGCCCCCGGTGCGCTCTGATGCGCCCTGCCCCGCTTGGATGAGGTGGTTATATCGGATGGGGCGAGCGACGTACCCCTTGCCCTCGTCGAGGTATGGCGAGGCGCTGAAGACGTTGAAGCGCTTGGGGCCGGTGCGCACCACGACGTAGGGCTTGAACCGCTTGTCGTCGCCTGTCGTAATGACCTGCGCTTTGGCCCACGCGCCCGTTCCTGGCAACTCGTTACCGAGGCGTGACGCCTCCTTTTTGAACGGGATGACCGCGCTGCGCTGCGCGTTCTCGATGGGTTTGCCCTTCAGTTCCAGCGGGATGGCCTTGAGGGCCGCCTCGATGGCCTTCACGCTTGCGGGATCTACACCAAATTTGACCGCCATCAGTTCCGCAATTCGGTGTAGACGTTCATCTCCTGCCGACGGTTCACCTCCTCCACGCCGGTGATGTAGTAGTACAAGCCCCCGAAGCTAATGCGCATGGTGGCGTTCACCCCGGCGTTGTAGCGGATGTTCCAAATGGTGCGAGTGAGCGCGGTCTGTCTGTCCACCTCTTCGCGCTCCGTGACGCCTTTGTCCATCTTGTTGGCCCACACGGTGGCGTAGGTCGTCCACGTGGTGTAGTCGAAGTTCCAGTCATCTTTGGAAGTGACCTGCTGCTCAATGACGATGCGGCGGTCGAGTTTGCCGATTCTCATGCGTACACGCGGTAAGGAGCCAGCAGCGCATGGACGCCGATGGGCAGTTCGGTGGCGATGGTTCCCGTCAGCACCGCCTGCCGATTCTCGTAGAAGTGACCGGCGAGGATGCGGATGGCTTGCAAGATGGGGCCGGGCACGGTACTGTGCCCTGCCGTGGCGTTGATGATGACCTGATTGTAGCGTTCCAAGTACACCGCCGGAGGCCCGTCAAAGGCGATGCGCTGCGGGGTGCCCACAAGGTCAGCGTACCACCGGGCGGTGGAAAGCGTTTGCAGCACGTTGTCCACGTCGTAATACTGCACCGACGAGATGGCGGTGACCGGCCCTGCGGGGAAGGCCATGTCCACAAACGAATCCATGTAGTAGGTCACCGTGCCGCTGCCCAGTAGCCGCCCGGTGTATTCCTCGCAAGCCTGCCGCGCGGAAGTGAGCAGGAAGCCGAGCGTGGTATCGTCATCCGCCCCGTCCACCCGCAGGTAATTCTTGAGGTTTGTGAGGCTGATGAAGTTGGTGTCGGTGGGTTCGGCGGCCCGTTGGTAGCGCATTGTCATGTGGTAAAAATAAGAAAGCCGGGGAC